CGGAAGCGCCGAAATGGCCGCGCTGGTGTACACCGGGATGCCAAGGATGCGATCCGGCTCCGGAGCCTGGCCGCTACCGCCCTTGGTGTAGCCGTTCTCCCAGAAGTAATTGGTGACATTGGTGGAACCAGTAACGCCACCCAGCTTGCGGAGGTATCCCAAGGTCGAATCGTTCACGATGATCGCGCAGCTGGGATGCTGGCGATACTGGCGGGGCAGGCTGTAAATCCAGTCGATGATCTTTTCCGCCGTGAACGATGTGTAAGAGCCGGTGGTGCTGCTGGTGAGGGACGAATCATTCAGCAGCGAAGCGGGAGCGCCGGAAACATTGGAAGCCGCCAGCAGCGCCGTTTCCTCGGTCTGTGCGAACACGCGCGCCATCTGCTCGGTGACGATGGAAGAAATCGACATGTTGCCGCCGCGGGCATCGGCATCGGCCACAAGTTCGTTCGACACGCGCAGAAGGGCCGAAAGGCGCTTCGGGGTGAGCGTGATCTTGGCGAAGGTGGGCGCAGCCTCGGTCGGGGAGGTGGACTCACCAACCCAGTACGCGAGACCCGTGGCGTTTTCGTAAGCCACTTCGCGCGCGAACGAACCCAGCGAGAGCTTGCGCGCCAGGTTGCGGACGCTCGTCATGGTCTGAAGCTTGGCCACGAGCTGGTTGTCGAACTCGGTGGGCGGGATCACGGTGCCACCGCTGGCCTCGGTCAGCGCGCGAAGCTCCGCGGGTGCGGTGTGCTCGCCGTTGCGGAGGTAGTTGTGGAACGCGTCGCGGTACTCATCGGTCTCGCGGCGCTCGCCAACCTTCGCGGCGCGCTCGGCGCGCTGGGCGCTGCGAACCTCGGGTGCGGCGGGGATGTCGCTGAACACGGCCTGCTGGCCGTTATCCATCGCCATCACCTCTTCGTTGCGCTCACGCTGCTTGCGCAGGCTGGCGTACTGGGTCTTGAGGGCGGTGTACTTCGCCTCCATCTCGGGGGCCATTTCGCCGCCGTTGGTGTTTGCACCATCGACCATCGACATCATTTCCTGATAGAGCGCACCCATCTTCTCGATGAGGGCCTTATATGAACTGGGGACTGGCATCGTTTCTTCCTTCCTAGATTCCCGCCGCGTGTCGCTCGGGCCAACGCGGCCCGCAGGGACATTCGCGGCGGTGTGCGAATGCCCAAAGATTGAAACGCGCACTAGGCGCGGTTGACATTCAGAACAGCAAACTTGTTGGTGATCGATCCATCGCAACGGATCGAAGCCACGAAAATGGTTTCGTTCGTATCGGCTGCCGTTTCGCTGTACCGCGCGACGCTGAACGCGCCGAACGAATGGGCCAGCAAATACTTTGCGGGATTGAAGAAATGCACCAGCGTGTCACCGGCGGCCGGGGTACCTGTGCTCAAGCGGTGGTAGACGGTGGGCAAGCCTTCAACCGTGGTGCCGTTGACCATCGTTCCGCGGAAGCTGGGGAACAGCACCGGGAAGAAAGTTGAATCGAACGATGCCACCAAGCGGCTGTTGATCACGGCCACGCTGTTGATCCACGATTCGTATGCAAGTGGGGACAGGGCGCTAGCGGTAGAACCCCACACAGCGGAAATCACATCTTTCATCGTGTTGGTGGTGGCCACGCCGGTGGATGCCGTGCGGCTGTAACCCTTGGCGCTGTTGAAGCTGCCCTGGCATTCGCTGGTGCCGTTGCCAATCAGGATTTGGCGGTTCACTTCACCAATCAGCCCGGCAACAAGGACGCGGCGCAGGAACTCTTCCACATCCTGCGCGCCCTTCGAATCGTTCAGCAGTTCGTTGGACACTTTCACCCAGGCGGAAACCTTCTTCTGCGCAAAGGTGTAATAGGTGCCGCTGGTACCGCTGGTGGTGCCCTGCACAGGCTTGGCGAAGGTAGGGGAGGACTGCGTACCCAATGCGGACTCGGCCACATTCGTGTTCACCGTCGCATCCTCTGCGTAAATAGGCAGCACGAACGCATTTGGGGTTTCGATCTTCTGAACGCGCGAAAGGATCGCATCCTCGGCGATTTCCATATCGATGTAGTTCGACCAGCCGGTAGGGGCCAGCGCCGTTCCGCCGCTGCTGATCGTCAGCGCGCGCGCCTCCACATCGGTGAGCCCGCGCGCGCCGCGGCGCAGGAAGGTGCGGTAGATGTCGCTGTACTGTTCGGAATCGCGCGTGATCTTGGCTTCGCCCATAGTTCAACCCTCAAAAAGCGAGGGGCGCATGGCGCACAGCCTCGCGGATTCGGTGAGAAATCGCGTGGTCAGTTGCGCCACGAGGGCGGAACGGAAACCGTTACAGGTGGCGGCGCATCACTAGGACGCGCGCGGCCGTATTCAGTTGCGCCCATTATCAGGGCGCGCAGGTGAATTGCAACCGATTACATCTCCGGTGGCAGGTAGTAACGCTTGCGCGCTGCGGGCTGCGCGTTGCGCGCCTCCACGCTGGTGGCAGGGTTCGCGGGGAATGTCACCACGGACAGTTCCACTAGGTTCGCATCGGTGATGACGCGCAGCGGCTTCCCATCGGGTGCCTTTTCGTATCGCTCGCCGCGCACATGGAACCCGAAGCTGCATTGGCTCACCACGCCGGAACGGATCAGGGAAACCGCGTCGCGGCTCACGGCCGTATCGGGCAAAGTGGCCTCAAAGCCAAGCCCCACCTCGTCGGTGAAGATTCGCAGGTTCCCAGCGCGCACGCGGGCCATCGGCTTGCTCGTGTCGTGGTTCCACAGTAGCGCCACATCCTCGGGGGACTCCAGCGCCGCATCAAATGCGGATCGGTCGATGCGTTCCCATGAATCGGGGCCCAGCGTGTACGGCTCCCATGTCACCGCATAGCCACGAATCTTCAAATCTGTTGAAGGTTTGACGGTACCGCTAGCGCGTGTTTCGGTCATGGCTTTCCCTCCAGTAGTGGCATTTGCATGATTTCATGCTCGAGCATCTCGAGCAGTTCGGTGGTGGCCACATTCGGCAGCGGCTTCCACCCATCAACCGTGTCGGAGAGCGCCGCGATTTTCCCAACAGCGCCGCGCAGGTGGCGAGCGTGGCGCAGCAGCGCCGCGTTCAGCACATCGGATGCCTTGCCCTCATCGCCCATGATGCGGCCCAGCCCGGTGATGGTGTCTCGCAGGTCACCAGCGATGCAATCGATGGGCGGTGCCCACTTATCCAACTTCGCTTGGGTGCGCGTCTTCAACAGGTACTCGGAAACCCTGTTCAGGTGGCGGCCATACGCGTTTTCGATGGCGGGGCGCACCGCGTCCACCGCGGCGCGAATGGCGATCAACTTTTTCGCATTGTTTCCCGCGTCAACCTCGGCCGGGTCAACATCCACGCTCGCGGGCACTTCATCGGGTGCCAGGTCAACGCTGGCGGGCACTTCCTCGGCCGGTGCGGACACAGGCTCGGCCGGTGCCACGCCACCGGCGGCGGGCTCCGGGGCGGCCGTGTTGAGTGGCAGGCGGATGGACTCGCCGCCTGCAACCGCTGGCAAACCTTCCCGCGCGCGGCATTCGTTCGGGCTCATTAGCCCGGACATGATCGCCGTGTTGTAGGCGCTGAACCTCACCGCCATCTCTGCGCGCAGCATCGAATCAAATGAAATCCGTGTGCAGTATGGCGCGCCTCGCACGATCAGTTTGCGGCTTGCCTCTTGCTCAAGGCGCGTGGCCCAGCTCGAAAGGGTGTGCTTCACTAGGTGGGCATCACCGCTTTCGGCGCTTGCGTAGCTCTGCGCCTCGGTGGAGCCAATGCGCGCCGCAGGCACACCGAACGCCGCGGCAATCTGCTGGCGGCAGAACTCGCGGATGGCTGTCAGGTCAGCATCCTTCATCGTGGATGCCATCGGTTCGTACTTCATCCCATCCTCAAGCACCGCCACGCGGCCCGCGTTGCGCGCGTTGTGGGCCTTCTGCCAGGCTTCGCGCAGCCGCTGCGATGCTTCGGGTGACAGTTTTCCGGGCAGGGATAGCGTGCCCGATGGAACCGCATTGTTGGCCCAATACTTGGTAACGAACTCCTGCACGATCAGTTCCAGCCCGATGGTTTCGCGCATCAGGTGGATCGGAGCAATGCCCAGCAGCCCTTCGAACGACGCGCCGCACAGGTGGAACACATCGTATGGCCTGAAGCGGCGTGCCTTTTTCTCTGCATCCTTCCCGGTGTAGTTGCCCGTGTAGGCCTGAATGTATGGCTGGTTCGCACCGTCGCGCATCATCATCACCATGTCTGGGCGCAACAGTTCAAGCGAAACGGGCATACCGGATGCATCGCGCTGGATGTACGCGTAGCCGTTGCCGGTCAGCAGCGCATTGGTGAGAAGCGTTTCACGAAACACCAGCGCGCTGGTGTCTTCGTTGGGCTCCACATTCAGCAGGTTCGCCAGCGGGTGGTTAGGTTCAACCACCTTGCCTTCCGGAGTCTCGCGCAGGATTTGCCACTCCAGCTTTGCAATGCTCGACGCGATCAGGCGCACGCACGCGTACACGCTTGGGGACTCCATCGCGGTAAGCGGGTTGATGTTCGACCCGGTGAACGAATAGGAAGACACATAGGACTGCACCGCACCCGAAACAGGTTGCCCAATGGGTGTATTGTCTTCGT